TGCCGTTGGGCATCTTGAGCAATTGCATCGTTAAGCACTCGTTGGGCTGTTGCATATGCAGAAGTTGATGACATTCCTGCATCCTCTCCACGTTCTTCGACTGCTTTGGCATACGCAAGCAATAACACGGGTTGTGATGGGACGGTTAAACTGTCACTGTTGTTTGCTAAGTCAGCAGTTCTTTGGATAATATTAAAGTAAATTGTGTAGACTGCATCAGGCTTAGGATAGACATCAACTAACGTATCACCATCACTGGAAACACCATTAAAGTTATAGTACCTAGGAATTCCTGAAGTTGGTGTCTGGTTTAGATAGAACTGATTGAAGTCGTGTTGAGTACGATACTCCATAAAGTAATTACCGTCTTCACTCACAACATCCATGACACTAAAGTTATTCCCAGTACCATTAAGCTCATAGTTAAAAATACCAGAAGATGTTGTCAACGTCAGTGTATTCCTAAGAGCACTCCAGTTCCAAGCATTTTCAACCTCAGACTTAGCATCGTTCACAAGCACACCAATGAGTTCTGAGTATGATGACTCAGATACTGAATTGACTGTACGCTCTCGTAAGCGTTTTAAAACATTATTGACAAGTTCTAAATATGTCATGAGAATACCTTAGAGTACATATGTACTATTATAGCACATTTTTGGTCAAATGTCAAGTCTACCATTTTTTGCATGACCAATAACGGGCTGTGAGTTTACTTGGGGGATTTGTGTCGCACTTATGACGTGCTCTAAAAGACTTCCTACGCTTAGGTTGGTCTTTTTTAATAGTCATGTTAGGATCGCCAAAGCGTATGGTCTTAATCTTGTCACCTTCTTTGGCAACTACTACGAATTTTTTAGAAGCTCCCGGAGTGCGCTTAGGCTTGTTGTATCCTGAGACACCGGCTCGTGCAAGTCTAGGGTCTTTCTTTTTTGCCACATTAGCCTCCTTGGATAATATCGTTTTGTTCAATAAGTGACAGTATCAACGTCATTGATCCTGTAGCCGATGCCGTAATTTTATCACCTGCCTGTATAAGTAAAAACTTGTTGTCATTTCCAAACAGTTCAAATGTTTCTTTAGATTGCAAAGAGTATCCGTCTATAATAGCAAAAGTTGTTGTTGCAGAGCTATCATAATAATCTATTTCGGCAGTTGATGTTGACCCGCTTTCGTTCTTAAGATATATAAAAGTTATCTGAGCTTTTTTATTAGTAGGTACTTCATATATATCAACAGGGGAGCTTGTTAACGTTTTAACAACAGACTTTTTAATGCTCATTTCCTACGTTTCCCTGAAGCTGTCACTTTGTGCTTGATCCGGGCAGGGCCTGTCTTCCTGCGTGTGCTTGAGGCCTTCTCTGCTTTGGTCATCTTGGCGGCAACCGCTTTGGGCCTGCAAGAAGGATAAGGTCTCTTCGATCCCCCTTTGGCACTCTTTCGACCACACGGCTTTCCGGTCTTTAGGTCTATCCATTCTTCTTTAAACCACTTCTTGAGTGCCGCACCTTTCTTACTTTTTCTTACGGCCACTTTTGTTTCCCCAGTTCTTTGCGCCAACCTTTCTGCATTTTGCTACAGCACCTGAAGAGTATGCTGAAGGCCAAACCTTGTAGCGGGCTTTGACCTTACGAGCACAAGCATCATTTGCTTTCTTTCGTTTCTTTGCGGCCATTATGCTTTAGCCCTTTTTTTTGCAGTTTTCGATAGCTCACTCATATGGTACAGATACTTACTATTTTTAGTATGTCGAGCACCAGACATTGGCCGCCCTTTAGCATCTTTGTGCATAGCTCCTTTATGCTCTGTACCGTCCCTAAAGTAGTGCTTTACACCCTTAGCCATTATGCTGTCCTTGTGCGCTTCTTGGGCATTGTTTTCTTAGCTACCATTTTTTTCTTTTTCTTTTTGGCTGTAGTAGTTTTTTTCATTCCGTATCCGTATCCCGGCATTACTTTTTTCCCATCATATCCATAAGTCCTTTACCGGCTTTGACACCAAAGGATGCTAATACAATCACCATGAGAATCTCATGATACCAAATCGGCAAAGTTGCCAATGCTGTAAATCCCGCTTGAATATGTCCTACCATGCTTGGTATAAAGACTAAAATCAGCGGAATGCTGAATACTATTGTAAGCCACTCGTCCTTCCAAGAGTTCTTTGAAGCCTCTGCCATGATACGTTCCCAATCCGCTGTGGACTGTGCCGCTGTTTTCAGTGCGGTGGCTTTGGCCTCTGCGGTGGCCTTGGTTGACTCCGCCTTGGCACTGACCCATGTACCTGCCAAGTTTGTGATAGCTGTGACTAGGCCAAGCATGTATCATACTCCTGTTTTTCTATCGTCTGGTATCGGCACACAAGCCATTCCTCTAGGGTCTTCTGCATCCTGCATGAGTACCATTGCTTCCTTAAAGCAGTCTTGAGGATTCTCAAATTCTTTCCGGTCTATAATCTGTAATACACCCGGTTGTATCGCTATTGTAATAATTCCAAATACTGTCCACATAGGATTACCTCTGTTGAGCAATCCAATAAAAAATGTATGCTACCAAGCCAATGGCTGAGAGAATGCAAGCACCCAAACTAATCCCAAGGCATATATTAATAATCTGTTCTCTACGTTTAGCTTTTTGGGCTTTCTGTTTTTTGGCTTCCGCTTCACGACTCTCCCTCATTTTTTGTTGAAATGCTAACCAATCTTGCCAAAGTCCTCCACGACCCTGCCAGATCATCATTTGTTTCAGACTAGCCTCATATTCCTTTAGCTGTTCTGCGGCCATGAAGGCCTGTAAATCTGACTTATAGCCATGTTCGTGAGCCTTCTTTTGTATCTGTGCTTTGAGTCCGAAATAATCTGCCAGAGCTTCTCCTGCTTCGTAGATTTCTTTCCCATTAGCAATGGTCTCCTTAATAACCGCAAAGGCGGCATTAGCGGCGGCTAGTTCAGCTATCATCTGGGCGTTTCCTGCCCAACATCTTTTGTACGGTTTTAGTTTCGTAGATTCGGATTGCTGTCCACACTAAAGTAAATAAAGCCGCCAACGGAGGCAACACTTCACCTAATGTTCCAATTACAGTGACTACACTCAACCCATCTACTAAAGTCTTTGTGCTTTCTGTTGCCATCCCGTCCATCCTGTTTCCTTACTATTCTTCTGAAGCCCAAGGCATTCCTACAGCAGACGTAGGATTCTTATCTTCCTCGATCTTAGCCTGTAGTGCGGCCTCAATCTCGTCGACTTTTTCCTGTCCACCCAGAGCCTCTGTGACCCAAGCCTTGACTGTTGTCTCTGTCAGATCGTCATAAGCGATAAAGCCTTCAGCATTTGGATCACCGGCAACAGAGACTGTACCGTAGGCTCCTTTGCTGTACTCACCGTCAGTAAGATCAAAACGGTAGTGAATGTTGTACACGACTCCAGATGGTAGTGTGCGCTCAAGTTGTGCGATTGTGAGTTCCATTGTTTACTCCTGATTATCTAAAAAGGTCTGGTAGTTCGCCTTCACAGTGTCCGTGAACACTGCTGTTGCAATTGCTTGTACCTCAGCAGACTCACCAGAGATATCTGCGTCAGGTGTTAATACGTGTCGATGGTAGGATGATGATATCACTTCACCGTCCTCTACGATTCGGGTTGCTGTGCGTACCTGAATGACCTTGTGATCGCTGACTGCGACTGTCTCGATCTTGTCCTGTACGACTTGTTTAGTTAGTGCCATTGTTTTTCCTCTTGTCCGTCTAATGAATCCACATTAGATAATTAAGATGCAAAATAAAATCCTGTGATATGTATTCTGTTTGCGTTTCCTGATGCGGCTAAATCTGATGTCAACACTGGAATGTCATCATTTGTTCCTTCCCTAAACAAAGTTCCTTGAGTGACGTTATGGCCTATCTGTAAAGATTTAGGAACGACAGACATACTTGCGTAACTAGTACTATCATCAGGAGAAACGCTACAAATACTTAAGTTGTACTGTTGATCGCTTGTAAATGGAAGTCCGGTTATAACGACAGGAGACGATGCTGTCCCTGTAATAGTTCCTGATGTTGAAATAACAATGATTATATAAACTACACTGCCTATTTTTCTATATCTTGCAACTCTATTAAAATTAAGAGAGCTAGTTGCGCTTAAATCGCCCGCTTCATTATTAAATTGCGCCGAAAAAGTACCTTCCTCATAATCATCAAACAGATTGGCAGAGCCTGTGCCGCCTAAGTAGACACCGCCTGAGAGGTAGAGGTCTTTCCAGCGGTAACTGGCTTGTCCTAAATTTACTGTGTTATCAACACGCAATCCATTATTTTGACACGGGATAATTTCATTAGAAGCACCAAACCTAATCCCGCCACTACTGCTATCCACTATGTATAAAGCACTGCCCTGACTGACACCAATAGACCCTACGGTTGTGCCGTCTTTGCGGAAGTCTAATATTTGACCGTCAGAGGTTTGTCTGTTTAATCTTGCGACTGTGCCTCCACTTCTAGCGGCTGAGATGTAACCCCCAAAACTTCCAGAGCTAAGAGTTATACCTTCAACACTTGAGGATGATCCAACATCATTTGCAGTCGTACCAACCAGAAGGTTTCCTGA